ACCTGCGCCCGCTAATGCCAGAGATGAATTAATAGCATACGCTTGCAAACCAGTAGTACCAGACAGTAAATTTTCACTGACGCTTACTGTATTGTAATTTGGGCAGGTCGGTGAATAGGCTGGGTTGGCAACACACGGGTCAATGCTGTAATTTAAACTCATACTAACATTGCGAATTTGTGGTCCAAAGTAGCCGGCCCAGAATCCGCCGTCGGCACCCTGTACGCCAAATTGTATATAAGTTGTATCGGCTATATTATACGGATTAGCTGCTACTTTAGTTCCAGTGACAGTTTTCCAATCAAATTTGGTATTGTAAAACTGATTGCTAGATAGTAATACCGAGTTCTGCGGTCCTCTTAGCAGTTGCGAAACAGTGAATGTGTCAATGCCACCTTGTCTATCGTCACCGTTCATATTACGCACATCGTAGCTATAATTATAACCGTTGATTTTAACACCAGCACCAACATGAGCCAATGCTTGATTGATAGCATAGGTTTGCCCTATACTTGCACTACTATAACTAAAACTTATTGTATTAGTGGCAGGATCATATAACGGCGTCGGACCGCCTGGCATATATGTTGAAGGTAAAGTGCCCGTTTGAACACCATACCAGGTATGGTTAGTACCTGAAGTAATTAAGTTAGGTGTTGTTTCTATCGTTTGAGCATTTGCAAAACTGAACAATCCTAACAATGCTGCGGTTAGGATTCGTTTCATTAATCTTTGCTCTTGACATTTTGCGGCATACGAGCAGGATTAGCATCCCAAATTTCTCTGGCAGCTTCACCAATTTTGCCGTCTACCGGACAAGGTGTACCGGCATTCATCATGGCAGTAAACACACGCTCGTCCTGGCACATGACTGCTACAGCAGCAACTTTCATGCCCATATCAAACAGTGTTTTGGACAACTTTAATCTTTCGCAGTTTTTATCTACAAAAGTTTTACCGATGGATATACCAAGAATCTGTGTTTGCACAGCACCAGTAGCTGCCACTGCACAAAGATCGTTGTTCATTGTGGTCACAGCAGGTGCTACTGCGGTAGGTGGAGGTGATTTGACTGTGGTAGTAGATTCTACGGTACTGCGTGATGTAGAATCAGTGACAATTGGATCAACTGCATAGGCAGTTGATGCTACCAAACTTAGTGCTAGCAATAATTTCTTCATTTTAGCTCCTGGGCGTTTCAACGCCTCTTTTTTTATAATAGAGCTTTGCTAGAAATATATTTGTAGAAAAGACAAAAAGCTCCTTTATCTTATTTAAGGAGCTTTTTTAAAAAATTAAGTGTAGTTATTCTTGTTCTAGCGCAAACCTTGAACAAACAATTTCATAAAACTCGTCTAGATCACCACCAAATTTACCTTTAAGGTGTTCTGCCAGATCAATACATAATTTTGCATTTTTATCTTTGTTTGCTTGCACAAACTCTCGATGAAGTTTTTTCCAATGATCAAGCATGGTAATCTCAGTCAAAGGAATAAGTTCGGTTGGAACTACACAAAACGTTTCTAATATTTTGTTTTCTACCACATGTGGCTCTAGTTCTAATACTGTGTATCTTTCACTGAGCTCTTCAGCTATTTGTCTTGAAAAAATTATATCCATTATTTGGTTGCGCTTTCGTATGTACGTTTTTTAATACCCACTTCACTATATATTTGTTGCACAGCCCTGGCTTGATAATAACAATCAATCAAGGCATTGTGAGCACCGTGCCTATCTTTCTTTCTAGGATCGCCGTGTACACTAAACAGTGTACGACTGTCCCTAATCTGCCAGAACTGCCATGGTGTAGGTCTATCCATTTGTCTATATAAATCTTCTAGGATAACAATATCAAATGCAGGCCCTTGGCACCAAATATTATCTGCGCCTACCAAGAAACGATTGAGTTCGTCTAGCATGGCATTGATGCCAATCCTGCCCTCGATACCCATGGCCTCTTCGCGCACTTCTTCGGTTTGTGTTCCCCACCATTCAACAGTTAGATCTTGAATGTGCCGATCTAAAGCAATTTGCTCATCAACATCGGGCTTTAGATACAAGCCTTTATTGGTATCAACATCGCTTTCCCATGGACTGAATTTGACTGCACCCAGGGTAAGGATCACTGCCCACGGTCTGGTGCTTAGTGTTTCTAGATCTAACATTACATCCACGATTAACTCCTTAGTGCTTTGTCTGCTTCGGCTGCTGCCACACGCTTACGCAGACTGCTTGAACTAAACGAATGATCTCGTCCGTTAAAAACTATGTGAATACCTCTGCTATAACATGCATCGTCGCCGGTAAATGATTTGCCTTCGTACTCAACACCAAGTATACGCACGTCTAGAGGAAGAATCAACAGCAAGTCTACCAAATCCTGTTCGGTTTGATAAACAACAACCTCGTCAACATAACGACACGCTGCCAATTGAATCTGTCTTTCAACAATGCTTTGTACTGGTTTGTTTTTCGTATCAGGTCGATCGATGGTCGGATCCGTTTGCAATCCGGCAATAAGATAATCGCAATGATTCTTAGCCTCGGCGAGCATAGCAACATGACCCGCATGAAGCATGTCAAAAGTAGAGAACGTGATTCCAATCTTAAGTCCTTTATCCTTAAGTTCTCGAATTTTATTAAATATCATTTTGTATAAAAGTTCACTAATGAAAGTAATTGATAATCATAACTTAAATTTAACAAAATTTTCTGTTTTAATTTAAAGTTGTCGGGATTCAAAACAAAATTGCTGAAAAAAATATAAACTAAATTTTTTTTATCAAACTCATTTATTTTGGTGTTATTCATATTGTTCAAAATATTGTTTTCTTTGAGATAGTGATTGAGCTGATAACCCAATTTGTTATTCATCCAAAAAAAGTCAATATTTTTTATGTTTGCTGGATAAAGATGCCAGACTTGCGGAAGTCCGTGAAAATCATACGACAGTTTTTCTATCAAGTAATTGGTTGCTACCAAACTCAAATAGTTTTTATCCTTGATCAGTTGTTCAAAAATTTGTACGCTTGTGTCAAGATCAAATCCTGATTTTTCATTGTCGTTGATAAAATACGATACTGCACCACTAATCCATCTTTCCAGCGGATCTCTTAATACAACAAATCCTCTATATTTGTTTGATTGTAATTTATCACAGTCCTCATGATAATTTATTACTCTCATAGAGTTTGTGTGATGATCAATATAGGTATTTGCACACTTACCTATTCTTAACCAATACAATCTGCTTGCATCATTAATTTTTCCAATTGATGCATACTTGATTCCTTCAACTGTTGAATTAATAGTAAACTCTTCATAAGCTGAATGAGCCAACTTTGCAATAGCATCGCACGATTGCTGCGAAATCATCAATTGGCTGGTTCTAGTTTGATACTGAGAGGAAAACCATTGGTCCTTGCCAACAAGGTGGCTTCAACACCTTTTTGTTCAGCAATTTCGTACGGTAAAGTTTTTACAACACTGCTACCATCTTCGTGAATTTTCTTGGTCAATTCATAAGCGGTATTTTCGTCATGATGGAAAATGCTTTTTAAACTTTCAATTACAAATTCCATAGTGGTCACGTTATCATTCATGTAGATAACATTAAACAAACTAGGTGGCTGAACTGACTGCTTGGTTGCTACCTTGGGTTTATTGATTGTATCAGTTTTACTCATAATTTTAAAATTAGATTCAGTAGGAGCAAGATGCTCCTACTGTTATTACACTATATTACTTAGCGAAGGTAATTGCAATCTTCTTGGGCTTTTGTTCCTCAGGAACAATATGCTCTAAGCTGATTGCCAGGATACCGTTAATAACGGTGGCTCCTTTTACTTCTACGTTTTCGTTTAGTGTAAACGAACGAGTGAAAGAGCGAGCACTGATACCGCGATGTACGTATTCCTGCTCGTCCTTTACTTTACGCTCGCCCTTGATATATAGTACATTGTCCTTGCGTTCAATGTCTAGTTCATCTTCCCCGAAGCCTGCAACAGCCACTTGAATGGCCCAGTTGTTTTCGTCAACTTTGATAATGTTGTAGGGTGGGTAATTATCTGCCTTGGCGCTGTTGGCCCATGTGCGGCCTAGCTCATCAAACAAGCGATCAAAACCAATCGCATGGCGATGAATTTGTGCAGATAGTTGTGGAAGGTCAAGGGTGTTGATTTGGAATTGTGTCATAATTTTCTCCTTTCAAATAAGCAAGTATGACTGTGTAGCCCTAGTGGCGCTACATGTATATTTATACACGAAAATATCGTTTTTTGCAATTATTTTGGATTCTTAAATTCAAAATGACTTGATACGTATGAATGTGGTACCCAAGTAAGTGCAAATTGGGTATATTCTTTATCGCCCTCAAGGCACAATCGAAATGTGTATTTGTGTATTTTGGTCCGATACTTAATGTCGTATTTTGCTGCCCATGCTTCAATGTCTTTTTTAATCAACTGAAGAGCATGTCCAGCAGCCATTCCGCCTGCGCCTGTTGGCAAGCGAAATTCTATGTACATATCAGAATAGTTTTTTAGGTAGCTGCTCGTCAGATAGCTTTTTAAGCCAGCGACGACGTGCTGCACTTTTGGCTTTTTTTCGAGCAGTGGTGGGTTTTTCGTACGATTCGCGCTCGCGCAGTTCCTGTAATAGTCCGCTATCACTTACTTTTTTCTTAAACTTACGCAGGGCTTTTTCTACGTTATCGTTAACTACCAGTACTCGATTACCGGTCACTTTATTGAATTTATCAAACATAATTTATTTATTTTGTTGATGATATCTTACCGCAAAATATTGAAACACTGTATCAACCTTGGTGGACGAAGTCACAAGGGCATGCGGACCATAATAATAAGTTTTATCCAATGTACACAAATGATCTGTGACTGAATCTCGTGTGCTGGTGTTTACTATCACAGCATCGCTCAATTCCACTGCACGATCTAGCCATGCGGTGTCATTCATTTCAGATCTATAAAGATAAATGTTAAACTGATCGTCGCTGCCTTTGCACATGCGTCCTAACAGTTCCACTTCTTCCAATGTGGCATTGACCACTGTGACCGTATGAAACCGGTCTTCTACAAAATCCGGGGGAGTTATAAAATTACTATACACGTTTGCTCTTTAGTATTTCTTCAATTTGCTGTTCAACTTGAGCTTGTTCAGCATCGCTCAAATCTTCAATTTCGTACTCGCCGGCTTCCAGCTTCTGGATTAAATGCTGTATGTAAGCTTGATTGTAAGTATAACTGTCCGTGGTTGTTTTGTCTACTTCAATCCATTTTGTCCCGTTCCATTTGAACAATCGATCAGGCAAGTAATCGGTTCTTATAAACATATCGCCTTTCATGGGCGTGTCCGGGAATCGATCTCCAAATCCACATTGACTGGCATTTTCCAAAGTATCGTTATCAGCTTGTATTGCCATGCTAGGATACAGTTTATTGAAGGCATCTAGATTGTAAACTTTGCCTTTGTATCTAACGGCATAATCATTGCCACGACGAATTGGTGTATTGAATTCGTCTGCAGGAGGTGGTGGCGTGTCTTCTAAATTTTGTGCCACTTCAACTGACTTTTCTTCCTCCACTGACGCTTCAATCTGTTCAACTTGATCTTCGGTTAACGGACCGTCGTCGGGTTCATAGTACTGTTCATCTATTACACGCTGTGCCCATGTTTCTTCATTTTCCAATACAGGAATGTCTAGATCTGGTTCTAGTTTAGGTATTTCTGCAATCACTGCATTTGCCTGGTCGGCACGTTGTTGCTCATCTAGCACATCTGCTGCTTGTGCTGCAAATTGAGCTTGAGCAAAAAATTCTTCTTCAGAATTTATGGCACTGTCAGATGGCGACACATTTGCTACTGAATTGAGAGCAGCGATTTCTTGTTCAGTAAACGGTCTGGTTATCATTCCTTCTGGATCGGGATTAATAGACATGGCTGCTTGATCATCTAGAGCGGGATCATGTTGAGGTGGCGACTCTACCGTTGCTCCATCAGTCGCGGCAACTACCGGAGCAGTTTTTTCTTCCTCATCATGCACCCAACCACCAGTACCCGCTCTTGCCCATTCAAACTGTTTGTTGGCAGCAAGAATTAGTGTTAAAGCAAGCGGATCAAAAACAACAACAATAAGAATAATAACCCAACGAACAGCCCGCTCAAGAACGTTTTGGTCAGGATTGTCCCCGTATATAAGAGCAGCAATATACTTGATAGGTCCGACTTCGGCCTCAATCTTTCTGGCTTCGGAAGCAAATGGTGCTCGTTCGGCTTGTAGTTGTTGTATCGCTTTTTGGCTCCGAGCAATTTCTGCGTTTAATGCGGCTCGTTCTCGAGCTTGATTTTTTCTAATTGCAACAGCTCGTTCGGCGCCACGCTCGTTGTCACTGCGTCCAAGCATTTGGTCAACTTGTGAATTCATTTGCTCAAGTGCTCGTTTGGCCTGTGCTATGTTGTCTCGTTCAGTAGCAATCTTTTCATCATAGATGGCAACTTTAGATGTGGCATCTCCAGTGACTAGGCTTTGGTCTGAATGTGCTTTGGATAGGAAACCAAAGATACCCATGCTGGTCAGCAGCATCAGGAACACAATGGCCGGTACCAGGTAAGTTTTAAACACCCAGCCGGCTCGCTGCCAATTGTTGTGCAACCAAACTGTGGCCACAATCTTACCAGCTTCCAGTGCGCCACCCATGATAATAACAGGAACAACTGCGGCACTGAAAATGGCAGTAAGGCCGGCTACCGAATACCAAGCGGCAATAGCTGAAATGGTGATGGCAATTGCCATCATTAATGAACCAAATATCATAGTCAGTATTTATAGAATTGTATGGTCAGTATATTATACTATGAGAAGTCTGTCAACTGTTTTGGTTTAATCTTCTGACCAAGTTAAGGCCACTGTTGCCTGTGACACAGAATTGGTGCTTCGGATGGCTACGCTGACCCAACTGCCCGGAGGGACTGTGATACGATAAGCACTTAGATCGATGTTGACTGTGCCATTGATAGCGATCAAGCCGGTATAAATGGGAGTGTCAATGGTGGTGTCAAATGTGCCCGTATCTATGGCATGTGTCTCATTGCAAAAGGGGATATTGAAATAGGTGTATGTGCTACTAAAACTTCTAGGTTCAAAAAACAAAAACACCTGTGAGGGGTCTGTACTTTGTACAGAAACACTCAGACTTTTAATAATGGCTTCTTTGGTATTGAGCACATAGTTGCCGTTGTTGGCACCGGCCAGTCCGTTGGTGACCACTGAGTTTTTAATGCTCATCATGTGGTGAGTCACATTCTGGGCAAGGCCGCTTTTTGATGTGGACCAAGAACGTGTTAATTCGTTTTGGAATATGGTACCTTCCACAGCACCGTATATACTAGCACCTCGAACAGTGAGATTTGATGTGTTGGTAGTGTTTACAGCGGTATAAGCAATCTTGAAACTGGGGTTGTCTATGTGTGGTCTTGTATGCTGATTCACATAGTGTTCACGGTGGACATAGACTAAGGCTCCCGATGCTTGATCTTCTAGAGCAAAACTAATTGTTCCGGCTCCTAACCAACGCATGGCAATTTGATACACATTCATTTTGGTAGGATCCAAGGTCATTCCACTGGGATTGGTAGTGATAGTATTACTACCATCCATACGGTCAATATTCCAATCTTCTTGATATGTCCAGTAGTCGGTTTGTGCTACACCCGCTTGTTTAACTGTGAATGTAGCGGTAGCATTACCTGTGCTGGTGAAACTGAATGTGCCGTTCATGGGACCTAGACTAGGAGCCAACCATAACATGGCGCCATCCACTTGCTGAAACAACCAACCACCATAACCGCCCACACGATTAACAATTTGTACAGTTGCTTGATCAACAGTGCCTGCGGTCAAAGCAACTGTGTAAGGGACACCGTTTAAGGTGATAGTAGCAGTCTGACCGGCGTTAGGTGCCGTGGTCATAGTCATTAACAAAATAGTGGCACGACCGCCGGTGCTTCGCACAATACCAAATCGATCTCCATTGTAGCCAAATTGCAATCTGTTTTCTTGATTTGCTAGGCCGGCAAACTGATTGCTACCGGCTACGCCTTGGGTAAACATGGCAGTGAATCTTGTCACAATGCCTTGCCCGGGACGATAACGCATAAATCGTTTGCTACGCAACACACCATAGCCGCCTTGCGTGGTTCCTGAACTCACATGGAACATACCTGCAACTGAATTGGCTACCGATCCGGTACCATTGGTGTAAGTTTGTATAACATCTGTAGTAGTACCGTAAATGGCATCTAGTTGTATAACCGCTGTGGGCGAGATTGCTAAAGGTTCACCAAATGCCGATACCTGCCCGGCAATACTAGGTGCTGACAATTTTGCAGCAACACGAATTACCGGTTTGCCAGCAAGGTCATACTCCATGGCACGATGGAGATCTAGTAAGTTGGTTTCTTGAGGATGTTCGTAGTTGGTAGTGTTTAGTCTACGATCGCCGCGGCCTTTTGGGGGTGGTGTATATGACATTGATTATACCCAGGGGCGTCCTTCAACCAATCCGCCTGTGTTAGGATTTTCATCAGGTGCAACATCATTACCATTATAAGGATTTGGTAATTGTGTTTTATCAAGTGTATAGCGTCGCCCATCTGATTGGCGCTTGGTTGCTGCTAATGCAAGTTTAGCATCTTGACGATCTTGTCTTGTTGGTAGTTGTGCGATTCCATTTGCTGACATAATTATTTCCTTGCTTGCCAATCCGGGAACATGCTGACGCTGTCTGCTCTAATATCTGCAGGATTTTTACTGTAGTGTACGTCGTCACCTGCGGGAAATGCTGCACCCACTGGGGCAATAATAGTGTTTGGTTCATTGGCGAATTCTGGATCTTCAACATCTAGGATTCCAGCCAAACGCTGCATGTCCATTAATTCTGCCTCGGGCTCTACTTGTATTGCTACGGCCACTGCAGGCGCCTGCTCGGGCTCTTCTGCACGGTCAATGACGTCTAATACGCCGCGGATAATATCAGTGATCTTCATAAGAGTATTTAGTCAAAAAGAAGCCCGCATAGCGGGCAAAATACTTCTCAAGGAGCGCAGCCGTTATTGTATTACATAATTCTCAAGCTCAAAATAACTATTACCGCGGGCAACACTAGCCTCAATTGTTTGATCCCAATCGCCTGTAGCTTGATTTTCAAATCGTCGTTCCGCAGCATCTTCGATTAAGTCTACTAGAGTAAGCAGTCCTTCGGCATACAGTTCTTCATCTTCTGATTCTGCTGTTTCTGCAAGTTCGCTGATATGTTCGCGCATGAAGTCAATTACCGCTTCCATTTGCAGAAGATCAAGATCGTTGATTGTAATACGATCGCTAAGGATATCGTCTACAAGTTTTTCAGTAGCATCCATTACAGTGCCTTAATGTAGTTGATAACTTCGTTGGCTTCCGGAAAGCCTGCATATTCTCGTGCCAGAACTGCATTTTCGATCATTTCCATTTGCATAACATGCAATTCTTCAAGTGTTTTATTAATAATCTGGCGCTTGCGGCTCATACTGTATTTTGCTGATTTGTAATACTGATTGCTGTAGTCCATACTATCTCCTTAGTCTGGGGTTATACCCGGATCAATATCGCGTCCTTCAAAATGAGCTTGACTGACGCAAACACGATTTTTCTTAAATTGATTAATACCCGACAGCTTGACTGCCATGCAGGCCTGTTTGGTTGCAAACGGACCTAGCTCAATTTTGTCTACAAATTTTCCGCTGGTAGTGTGCAACATAATAATTAGAATCCAGCCACCGGTCATACAGCCTCCTGCTTTCGATGTTTGGGATTGCGCTTGAACTCGCGCTTTTTGTTTTCAACTGTACGGCTCCGAAACGGTGAGCCAGATTCAAACAGCACACGATGCGCTCGGGTCTTTTGTTGGTACGGTATTTTCACTATCTTTTTCATGATTACATATTTACTGCTTGTTTGTTAATTGCAAAGCGATAAAACACTTCGCACTCCCGGATGAATGCACCAGTCACATCCATGCTCACAAAGTTATCGCCCTGCATGCCTTGTTCACTGTAATTGATATCTTTAACTGCCTCGTCGCTAAAGCCCAAGGTCTGCATACACTCCCTGAATCCTTGCATCCATGCCCGGTCTGTGTAGATCAGGCCGTCGTTGTCAACATCCCATTCCGCAGGATCGAAGTAGGCACGAAGCTCACCAAAGTCACTTTCGTCATCAAGATAGGCAATACAAACACGATCGATGGTCACGAACTTGGCAGCGGAGCTCCAGTAGCCTCGGCCATTGGTCTGAGTACGAAAATTAACTGTTTGATCAAACATTTTGTGTCCTTTGCTTTAACAGTACAAACATATATTCTTCGGGATTTACTGGATTACCATAACTGTCGTGCGCTACCTTAGCATAACAATTAGAACAGTAGTAGCCCGAAATTCCGTGGTATCCACTTAAAAACCAACCCGACTGTTTACTAATAGTACCGCAGCATGCACAGGGCAGTTTTGCCTCAGACAACTTCACGCTGCTTCCAACTCTTTGATTTGTTGCATGATTTTGCGACGCTGCTCATCAATTCTAGCATTAGTGAATTCGTCGAAGCAACCTGCTTGCTCATCCAAACTAATTAGATCTTCGTACAGGCAATCAATGAGTTGTTTATCAGTCATTGCTAGAGCATCCTCTTCACATTTTTCCCAAGTTTCTTTGACCCAAGTCTTCCACTCTGTTTCGGTCATTATGGTAGCCATTTTATTGCTCTTTGTCCATAATATAAGTGAACAGAACGAACTTGGCACGGTTGAGCAGTTGGCGCTGATCTTCGATCACATTGAAGTCAGGCTGCTCGTATGCCATCATTTCTTGTGCATCCGACATCATTCCAGCCGCAACCATAGCAGGTCCGCTGAACTTGAAAGTGATGCTGGACTCAACTGCTTCGCGCATTTGGGCCACGGTGCAGCCGTACATACGAACTTCACGCTTTTCTTGCTCGGTAAGACGATCGTAAATTGCTGTAGTCATTTTGTACGCTCCTTATTAATTACTATACCGTTAGTATAGCAAAATGGGGAATTATGGTCTACCAAAATATTTGTTGCTAATTTAGCAATGATGATTGTCATCGTTATAGGCAAAGTAAGCCCAAATAACTACAATTGCAAAAATAATAACAATCCAAATCATAGCAATTTAATAACAAGTCCCACGGTATAGATTAGTAATAATGTTGCATTAATTGTAATGAGGCTCCACTCGCGCCATTTAATTGCAACAATGAGCCACAGCAGGGCACCAAAGTTGAGCAAGGCAGGGCCCAGCGGATAAAGGTTAACAGAAGTGCAAATGGCTCCAACAATTGTTATAAAAGTTGCAAGCCACTTGAGATAAAATGTGATGTCCTTTTTCATGCTCTTAGTATAGCAAAAAGGATCTTTATGAGCAACCGTTAATGAATTGTTAAGTCTTCGTTAAATTGTGCTAGATCAATGACACCCAAAATCTTCATTATCTTTTGAATATTTTTAGGTGGTTTGTCAGGAACGACTTCGGGGATAAACGCAAATTTTAAATTACCATCTGCGTCAAAGACAAATCCATAATCTTCTTCCCCGATTTCGTCTTCGATACTATACGCTAGTTCTTCTATTTCGATTTCGGCTCGTTTGGTCATCGTAGCCTCCTGTTCTAAAAGTATTTATGGATTACTTGAACAGTATCAATGCCATTAAAACCGCTTGGATAACAAATCCCAATCCAATGGTCACAATATTAAGAAGATCCTTGAGAATAACTGCTCGTCCAAACAACAGTACAAGTCCCAACCACATGAACAGCACAACATCCACGCTAGGAGTACTGTCTGTTAATCCAGTTAGTAATGCAAGCAGGGTAGGAACGGTGGCAGCATGTAATGCAATAGCTGCTAACCAACCCATGGTTTCTGCAGAGATTTTACTAAAGTGGGTAGAGAAAAACTCTACCACACTTTGTTTAACACGATCAAAATCTATTTTGCTTGACAAATCAGTTTTGTTTGAATTTTCCATTTTAGATCTAAGTTTTGGTGTTGAAGTTAAAATTGGCATCAATGAGTATCCTGCTTAACTGCCATAAAAAATATGGCGTCCAATCTTGGTAATAGGTTTTTTACCCCATCCTGGTTGAACATAGTCAGCATGATAATACATTGCATTTTTGAGACTTGGAAGTCTGAAACCTTCTAGTAGTACTTTTTTAGCAACTTCTGCACTTTCATTGTACAGGGGTTGATAAACAGGACGTACTCGATGAGTGCCATCGCAATACCAAGAAAACTGGCAGACCACTTTTGAGTAGACGACATTTTTCTGATACACTACAGCACAGATATCATTGGGAAACTGCCCACTGGCTGCTCGATTGATTGTGACCTGGGCCACAGCGACCTTGCCTTCGAATGGTTCGCTAGCAGCTTCCCAATAAATGTTCTGCGTTAGGCAACGCAACTGGCGAGACCGTTCCTCCCCGGTTATTGGTTTCATGACAGCCATTTGGGCCTGTTCGGCCTTGAGTGACTCAAATTTGTTTTTGGTGACCTCTACCAAGGTGTATGTGGCCAACCACATACCAAAAACGATTGATACAAATTTTGCTAAGTTCGGCAAATATTGTTTCATCTATTTTTCCTCCTTTCTTAAGGTTGTAGTTTTATATAACTATGATAATTCAGAGAAAACAACTGCTATTACCCCATAATAATGGTACATTATAGCACTTTTTATGGTTTTTTACAAGTAATGTGGGTAGTTTATGGAACTGCTAACCGGCAATCACGTCCGGACTGCCGCCGGCAACTGAATCTCCGCAACCAATGGCATCGCCGATTCTTGCCACTGCCAATCCGTTCACAAAGAAGGTTGAACTGCCACCAGATTGAGCACCACCATGGGTATCAGGTGGTCCTGGATCGGTGTGATCCGGCCAGGCGTCAGTGACTCTGACAACACCTTGACCATTGACAAACACATCTGCACTGCCATTTGGTGTGCTTGGTCTTGGTACGTATCCACCATGTCCTGATGTTGGATCTACATTGGTTCTAGTGACTGGAGGCATTAGTATTTTCCTTGAGCAACATATTGCACGAGATAATTTTGTCCGGGAGTGAAGCTAGTATTATTTATAGTTTGGTTCACTGTAAATGGTGTACCGTTTACTGTCACAGTGTATGTGGCAGTGGCAGTTCCTCCGCCTGAAGCCAGATACTCTGAAACAAAATTGTATTCCGGAGTTATATCTTTGAATCTTGATACAGTTTGTACAGTTTTGTTTTTATCTTCATACGTGATAGTTTTATCAAAATTGTCATTGTATCTGCCTGTTATGGTAATAACAGTATTTCCGCTGCCCCCGCCCGGACTGACAATTGATATATTAATATTACCCAAGGCTGAGCAAGTGGCACTAACTGAAGTGATTGCAGGATCACCAATGTTTGTGTTTGCTGTTATGGTAAAGTTAAGATCAACGTTTTCCTCAACTGCTGGCAACGTTCCGGGCGTGATAAACATTTAGGTAATAATGCTTCCCCTGGTCACAGGCTCTATACCAGTGGTGGTTTTGATGTAATGTTTTTGCATGGCATCAATGCTAGGAGCATGCATAATAACATGTTCCTTCTGCAGGACCACACCGGCATCTGCATCAGCAGTAAACAGGCTTTGAATAAGTCCCATTCCTTGCGGACTAGGCATTACTGTACAAGGCTTTGCGATTTCGAAGCCATTGGGACCAGAGTCAACGATTCTTGCTACTATTTCGTCGCCAGTGACTAACTTGAAACTAACAATGTCACCTTGTTGATAACCTTTTGATACTAGCATTTAGTTTTTTACCTTTTCGAAAAATTCAGCTGGTTGTTTATTGAGTCCATCAAACCCACCTGGAATTAACTCGTATCCGTGAAAGATTTGTGGAACACTTCTAAGGCCTTTATCTAACAACATCTGCCGCGATTCTATATCGTTCTCGATGTTAATTTCGTTAAATGGCACCCCTTTACTTTCTAGTAATTGTTTTGCTCTAACGCAAAACGGGCAATTGTTTTTGGAATATATTGTAAGCATAGTGTTTTATTATAATGAATGTTTTGTATTTACGCAAATTTATATTGCTCGGGTATTTTGTCCAAAATCATTTGATGCATTTGGTTTCTGATATCTTTTCTATATTGATACAGATGATTGTGGTTGTGCAATCGAATATGTTGTGTTTGGTTTATCACTGTTTCCGGATCCAAGGTACTCAAATATTCAACTTGGTCAAACGCGAGTTTAAATCTTTCGCCGGCGTTATCACAATCGTCGTATGATTCGTCAATCACATTATCAAAAGTCATGAATCCAAGATCTTTTAAAAACTTCAATGTATGTCTAGGGCCAAACATTACAAATAGTCTCTGCCCTAGTAGAACTTTGGCTGTTTTTTCAGTTATAAAAAACGGTCCTGGATCTTGATATCTGCTGGGCTCGGGATGTTGAAATACCGTTTCGCAACAAATACTGTAATAGGTATTATTGTAAATTTGCCACGGTGTTATTTCGCTTATTTCTCTTAGTATTTGATCTGACACTTCCATATCTGGAGTCAAATTGGGCGATACATAAGGCCATACTAAATTTTTTTCAATCAAACGTACAGTATTTTGATCAAAAAAAGCATCAAGATTATTGTCGTCATATCCAAATTCTTTTCTATATGTAATTATAGATTGTGATAACAAATCAGCATTTAATTGAAAACGAGACATCACATACGATCTATGTGCTCTACGTGCTCCTAGCAGTGCTTCAAATAAAAAATCTTTTTTACCTTGGTGCGGCTGGAATGAATTCAATCTCATATGTTGAAAAATCCACCAGGGTCTATAAACAAGGTCAGGTTCGCTTATTCGTTTGGTAAGCCCGCCAAGTGCGATTAAAGAATTTTTTATTCCTGCTTGAGCAGCATATTCTTGAATGAGTTCTAAATTGGTATATTCGATGTCTGATAACAACACCAAATCAAACTTTGACCAGTCAATTGCACAAAGCATCTGATTATATGAATAACTACCTGGTTGATTGAACAATGCTGGAACAGCAGCAACACGATATGGCTGTGCTAGACACTCTTCCAAGTTGTCTGTGGTTTGATGAGGAGAGAAATTTTCCCCTTGCCAATCTGATATGCAATCAACTGCTGAATGGGGAGGTAGCAGAGTAAATATTTTATATACAAACTGCTTCATATCCTGCTTGATATATCTTGGCGAATCTTATCAAAATTTATTACAGTGTTGGTATGAAATTCAAATAATATGCTATCATCAAGTCTTGGACACGCATCAACATAACAATTATAATCAACAGAATTTAATTTTGACATTTCGTTGCTGTCGTTGATGTTTCTTATTTCGCATCTACGCTGTACAGTTCTATCTATGTTTCTTCTGGTCAAAACATAATTACCAAGAATTTCGTATTCGCTGAACCATATAAGATTGGTTTCCGCTTCTCTGTGACAGTTGTCAATGATTGCGTCAAGAAAATGTTTACCGGTCCGTTGTTCTAATTGCTGTCGCATTGCGACCCAATCTTCTTTGAGGAATGGTAAAAATTCAGTGATAAAACAATCGGTGGTTTGTCGTGGTATGCCCAGGCTGTTTTCTATAACAGAGTAGTACCCAGGACTGTGTGTAGTGTCAGGAAGAACAAAAAAATTGGGTGTATTGCCGTTGAAGCATTGGTATGGGCGTATTGCAAATGTGTCGGGATCTTGTATAAGAATTTTTTCATCTTTGAAATAATCTAGACATGCAATTTTCAAAGCCTGTTGTCTAAGCCATGTTCCTCTGTAATCACCAGGTTGATCCCAATTTAGAATTTCTGGGTATGCATCAATTAATTCTTGATCATTTACATAAACAAATCTACTGGGATCGTCTACGTACTTTCTTAGAGTTTCGTTATAATGCTTTTCGGCAATATTACTTACGATATAAGTTTTATCTATACCTTCAAGAAAGTGATCAAACTGAAAGGACATGATTGCATGTCCCATCCGATATCCGCCAACAAATACAGCTCTAGCCGTCAAAGACTAAATCCTTTAAACGTGTTGGAGTCTACGTCTTGTTTTGTCCCGCCAATCACATAACTTGAAATCTCTGTTTCTTGCGGTGCCACTTGCACTTCTGCTCCAGCGATCCATTTGGCTGTCCATGGTAGCGGATTGGATCCTGGCTTCATACCACAATTCAATCCAACTGCGGTCATGCGCTTGCAGGTTAACCAATCTACATATTGACTCAGCAACTGCTCATTGAGACCAATCATGCTGCCGTCTTTGAACAAGTAGTGTGCCCAGGCTTTTTCTTGTGCGGCTGCTGCCAAAAACATTGCTTCACATTCTGCACGAGTTTCTTCTTTGATAGAAGCATAATCAGGATCATCCTGAGGTAGCAATTTGAGCAGGGTTTGCGTGGACCCTAAGTGTACGTTTTCGTCTCGTGCAATCAGTTTAATGATCTTGGCATTGCCTTCCATCTTCTTTAGTTCTGCAAATGCCCACGAACAAGCAAAGCTCACATAAAAACGGATACCTTCTAGTGCGTTGACACTGTTAAGACACAGCCATAGTTTTTTCTTCAAGTCTCGTTGGCCTACAACGATTTCTTTGCCGTTAACAGTGTGACGGCCATACCCTAACAGTTTATAATACTGTACAGTTTCAATAAGATCATCGTAGTACTTGCTGATATCTTTTGCACAATCTACAATTTCTTTTATATCCGTGAGCTCATCAAATATAACACTAGGGTCACTATAAACATTGCGGATAATGTGAGTATAGCTACGGCTATGAATCGTTTCGTTAAAGGCCCAGGTTTGAATCCAAGTTTCGAGCTCAGGAATAGTAGCGATGGGAAGAAAAGCAAGATTGGGACTACGACCTTGAACACTATCCAAAAGGATTTGTCGCTTAAGATTACTTGTGAAAATATGCTGTTCATGTTCGGTCAATTCCTTGAAGTCTTTTGCATCTCGAAGTACATCTACTTCTTCTGGTCGCCAGAAGAATCCCAATTGTTTATCTGTCAGTTTGTCAAACTGTCTATACTTTAGTACATCATATCGTTGAATAGGATGTGCGCCCGATTCGTCAAGAAATGCCAAAGCCTGTGTGTGATTATTTTTATTATTAATGTTAAAGACGCTCATTGTTATTTTCCAACCTCGTAAGTTTTTTCAAATATTTCTCTTTTTACTACACCGTAGTCGTTGGGACCGTGGCGGACAATATAGTCATTGCCTGCTGTATAGTTTAGCACTTCGCCCCAACTGGTTGCAACTGATCCATCATGATCGGCCAATTTGGCCAATTTTATTATTTTCTTGGGATAACAAATACCGTTGCCTGCGTCATCTTTTAATTCACGAAACTTTTCTGGAGGGATAGGGTATTGTTCGCCCTTGGGTCCGGTAAGGATATAATAACCTCGTTTATAGTTTACCGGGCCTTCGAGAGTTTGAATAACGCCATCCTCTTCGGCTATTTCGTATTGCTCAGGGTTGGGTTTTTTATAGGTTTTAAAAGACCCGTCTTTGAACCAATCATCAGTGATACCAATAGCGGTATCCTCAAACAGATTGATATATTTTCGTAGATTCATAACTCTATTAGATTACGCAACTGTCGCAGTCTTCTTGACTGGTGTATTCTGTTTCTTCTACTGGTTTAGAGTCAACTAACTTGTCGATGTTGATTTCG